AAAAAAAGAAAGGCGGTTATTTTATGAAAACTACAGAACAGATTTTACGGGATTATCAAAAAGAACTGCATAGAATCGGAAAAAGTCAGAATACCATAAAAGGATACCTGAGTAATATTTCGATCTTCCTGCGATGGACAGAAGAATCTTTCGGAGAGCCATTTAATGGCGTGCTTACACCCATAGAAGTAAAAGAATACAGAACATATCTGGATAAAAAACAGAAAGCATCCCTCTCGACAATCAACACAAAACTCGCAGCTGTGCAGAGCTTTTGCAACTTCCTTCATAATGCTTACGGCAACAAAACTATTAAAGTAGAAAAGAAGAAAGGAAACATAAACCCGAAAGTAGAAGTGTTAAGCAAACAAGAATTACGTCAGTTTTTGAAATATGTAGAAGGTAACGCGTCTCTTCTGCACAGAGTTATTACACAAACAATACTGAACACTGGTATGCGTGAGACAGAAGTGGTTGATCTCGAATTATCCGATATTATTAATCTTGATAGCACGAAAAACACCTATATTATAGTAAGAAGTGGTAAGGGCGATAAATACAGAGAAATCAATATATCCGGCGATTACAAAGCTCTTCTGCGTGAATGGATCGAGCATAGACCTTCGACCGACTCACAGAAAGTCTTTATCGGATCTCGTGGAACCTTAACTTCAAACGGTGTTTATAAGATGATCCATCGCCTGGGCGAAGCAAAAGGATTAAATGTTTATCCCCATATGCTCCGCCACCAGTATTTAACACAGATCTCTAAGAAGTGCGAAAACCTTCAGGACATCAAGTCCCTTCAGGACATCGCCGGACATTCTACGATTGAAACGACCATGCGGTTCTACATCCATGGATCGGCAGAGAGCAAGAATAAGCTCACTTCAGATCTTAACTATTTCGAATAATGAACGCTCATAATTGAAGATTGGATTAATAAAAAGGCACTCACTGTAAAAAGTGGGTGCTTTCTTTATGCGTGTATTTATTCATTTTTTATGCATATTATTTATTTATGAATATCTATCGAAACTCTTCCGGTATTCATCCGATTCCCCTTATGGAGCGAAATTTCCTTGCTTTCCGGCGGCTGGATTGCTCTCTCAGGGGTTAATTTTGGTTCCATGATTCCAGTTGGAGAGTTTTTTCTGAACGATGATACGTAAAAAAGCCGTATAAAATAAGGGATTCTTCTATCCCCACCAATCCAACCCGTTCCCAAAATATCCCCCGTTCCCTGATTCCACCTTATCCGATCGCGCAATTTCGCATCCTGATTATACCATAATGTCCACAAAAAACCAGGGGTAAAATTAAGCAAAAACTCATTTTGAATTATAGTCTTAAACTATACCAATAGGGGTTAAAATCACAAATCCCTATCACGTCATATACCCCTATATATATATGCAAAATTCAGTTTTTAAATCGCTTGCAATTTCAGAAAAATATGGGGTTGATTTCTGTATACCATAGGGGTATATTTCTGTGATTTGCATTTTAGCACCCGAGTATCCAAACAGGGGATAAACGCCTGATCCATCTTCCGCACGGAGATAACACGCTGCTATAATATAAATCTATATAGAACCCTGTCCAGCCGGAATCCAAAATCTCCAAAAATAAATATGGGGGTAATTTCACTCCACAATTTGTGAAGTCAAATGCATCAAATTCCACTTTTTGCGGAATCAGATTGTCCAACTGAAAAATATGGAGATAGAAAAGGCTCTGTATGCGTTTTTAACGATCGCTACCCTAAGATTTCCACCTTAGACTTTAAAATCTCGCAATACAGAGCCTTTTTATTTTTTGTTTTTGTCGTTACACTTCAGGAATATGGGGATGATTTTATGAAACTCTCTTCCTCCCTCTCTTCCTCTTCCATTTTGTTCATTGCATCCATAGCCTTGTCTTGCCATTTATGGATTACAATAGAACAGTAATTTGATTTATTTTTTAGAAAAATACGTTCAAAAAAGCACTCGGAAAGAATGCTTTTCATGACATTCCTGTAGAGTGCTTTTTAAGGTGGTAATATTGATGATTCTTATCATACGTTATTCATGATGTTTTGTCAACGTTTTTATTATATTTATATCACTATTCTCGTTATATTTTATTGACACTAGCATTTTTCGATATTATATGTTATAATAAATAAATCAGATTAGAACGTAATAGGGATAGTCTGGTGGTTGTCCTTTTCGGAGACGGAAAGGAGGTAGCGCCCATGAACACAATGGAAGTCTTAACACTTTTGTTAGTCGTCTTTGAAGCGCTGTCTTACATAGACGACCACCGTAAATAGCAAGAAAAATGGCTATTCCCTATTGGCGTAGGGGATAGCCGATGTTCTTGTAACTCTCTGAAATAATATTATTTGTTTCCGTGGGGCAATCATTGGACACAGCGAATATCCTTGATTGCTTCTAATCTGATTATAAGGCAGCGACCGTCAAAAGTCAAGGCCTGGGGTTATCATTTTGATGACCCCTTTTTAAATCCAAACGGAGGAATAGCACATGGATGATCTCGATCTTACTCAGGAAGAACTTGATGAAATGAAAGAACATCTCCTGGAGCTTCTGCGAAAACATCTTACCGAAAATGAATCACCCGAACCAGAACAGTAACTATATCCATTGGTTATCTGTTCTGGTTTTGATATATTCCTTTATCTACACTTCTTGTATCTACATATCATTATGCTACCATATAGCACAATCATATCTAAACACAAAAAGGGGTAACGATATATTACCGTACCCCATAATTGTTAGTCAATCCGTTCATCCAGCTCAATTTTCTCTGTCTTTGTTTCTACTACTGGATCGGATTCCATTTTTTCTACTTGTTCCACTTTTGCATTCGCTTCATCTTCGATCCGTTTTAATTCTAGGGCTGTATCTGTCGTATATGGGGATCGTCGATAATCGTCTGCTTACTGATCGCTCCGCAATTATACTGGATCTGCATATTCTCCATATCTGAAGCATTATCAACAGGCCGTGCGACATTGAAGGAAAAGTTCACGCTATCATACACTTCGTCTGCTACTGTTTGACCGTTATATTCCATCAGCTTGCGAATGTAGGCAAGTCTTTGTTCGAATCCTTCTTTCATACTGGCGATATACTGCCGGGCAAAATTATCACACTGTTGATATAACATTGTGATACTTGTTTCAGATACATTCGCTACGTTTGATTGTCCCATGATGCTCGCGGGTACGCAAGCGATCGCATAAAACTGTTGAATTACATAATCTAATTCAAGTTTGATACTCTCTCTGTCCATTTGCGCATTCGCCCAGTTGAACGTAGCTCCATCTTCCAGGTTCATCACTGCACCAACGATATTTGTTGGAATACTGGAATCCATTCGCTGGCCTGACACCACACCTAGTGGCGATAGGGATAAAGTATTCACTGCCGTGTCCAATTTTGACAAAAGGGCTTCGATAGTGTCCATAATTCCCATTAGATCGAGAGGAAACGGATCGCCAAACTTGTCGTATTTCGACTTGTCCATAGCAGAATACCAGATCGGAAGTCCCGTCAGATTTATTTTTCGTGTCCGTCAGTGTCCATCCTCGTAAATCTCCACTTTGTCAGGATAATAGACGATATAATGTTCTCGCCTGGTATCATCATCCTTCCAATACTCTACAAAGTGGGTGTAATTACCGTATGAATCATAAATAGGATAAGAGTCTTTATTTCTGATAATTTTAGAACGAATCTTTCCATCTCCATCAAGATAAACGTACTCAAACGAATCGCCATATGTAATCAGATCCTTCGCCACTTCGAGATCCGTTTTTGTATATCCACCTTTTTTATAAATTGTGTTCAATAATGATACAAATTCTTTGTCACCAGTGATCGAAACAGGTGATCCACAAATATAAGAGCTATGGAATTTGATGATTGATTTTAGCGTCTGAAGCACCAATCGTGTTGGTTCAAAAGTATGTTCTTTGTACTCAAATGATGGAATTTGAAGAACTTTATGCTCTCTCCGTAGGTATTCGTCAATGCTTTCCACCCTGTTGATTCTGTCTTTATATTTTATTTTCTGGATTTCATCTCTATACCAATATGTCCGATCCGTATTCATTTCAACTCCTTTTCCGAAAAAATTTTTGATTGCTTTAATTGGATTTATCATTTATTATTCCTTCCGTGGAAGATGCATTGCTTCAGGCGTATTCCGTCTGGCAATTTTTCCTTTTTGTACATAGCTTGAACAGCTTTGTCAGCTAAAATTTTCTTATGATCCGCTGCATCGTTTGGATCGTCATAATCAAAAAGGTACTCTTTCGACATATAAAAAAGACTACCTCCATTTTTGACGTATTCAACCATGCTTTGGTCGATGATTTTTTGATATTCTTTATAATCCATTTTATTATTTCCTTTCGTAAATAGCGTTCATTAAATATACCAAACGCCATTGGTTAATCCTTCTAATGCCATCGCAAACGCCATGACTCTATCATCTTTCGCACCCTGGACAGCCTGTTGCTTTCCATGGTCGTCCAACTGGAATGATTTCATTTCGTCCAAAAGATACTTACTATTAACAAGTATCTGTCCTGTTTCGAACATCTCCACGAATCTATTGATGATAATAGGTCGGCTCTTGGCGGACGTTTGAAATCCAGGTTTCTTTCGAGCTTTACCTTTGGCATCATATTCTTTGTATTTGTAAAGTCTCAGGTATCGACTACCGCTGTCGTAGAGCTTGTCTACTACTGTATGCCCGGCGGACGCTTTCTCCACTACAAGCAAAGCAGTATTATAATATTCTCCAACTTCACGCACGAGATCTGCAAATGCATATGGTTTTATTTTGTTTGAAGCAAATTCAAATACCTGGATACCATTATGATCTACAATCTCGATGATACTATTATCGGAGCCAATGCCCTCACCCGTATCAACTCCGCCATAATATCTTTCGTTGATCCTTGGTGTGTTCCACATGATCCAGTCTTTCTTCCACTTGCGCATCGTTAGTGGCAATTTCACACCAATCTGTGATAGTGGTTTTGTCTCATAAAGACCGTTCATCCTGGATTGTATCTTTTCCAGATCGAAAACGTTATTTCCAGAAACAAGAAATGATTCCGTAGCTGTTGTCGGATATTCCTGGCGGAACTTTTCGATTCCGATATTCGCTATCTTCATTCTTCTCCACATCAGTTTCTTCATAGCAAGTGGATTTTTCTCTGCATCCATCTTGTAATAAAGGGATAATTCTTCTTCATCCAGCTCATTTTCTTCCATATACTTACCGTAACGATTGTAATAAATCTCTGTATTTTGTTCATATTCCTGAAGAAATTGTCGCTTATCATCCAACCACGAAAAGAAAAAAGGCTTGTACTGACTCTCTCCATGCACCGCTTTTTGCCACAACTCGAACCAATAATTCATTCCGTTCGATGTGGACTCGAGTACGATCTGACCGTCAGGACGTAACGCTGCTTCGATCGCTACCAACTGATTTTTCAGCTTTTCGTCATCCATGAAGGCGACTTCCGTAAGATGAACATAACGTAATGTTGATCCTCTCGCTGCATCTTTGGTTCCACATACGCAACAGACGATTCTCGACCTGTTTTCCAAAATCAATTCCTTCCGGTTGTTTGCTACATCGTTTAATTTAACAGCCTGATCTAAGTCGTCATACATCGCTTTCAATTTCTTAAATACAATATCTACCGTGTCCAGTGAGTAGGACATTAACATACATACGGTATCTGGTTGTGTATGAGTAAGATATAATGAGTACGCGATCGCCCATGATGTGATGCCTAACTGTCTTGATTTTGCCACGATATTGAATTTTCCAAAGTTTTTCGCTAATACTTTCTGGTGATATGTTGGCTCAAATCCTACTTTTCTTCCTGTCTTGTCAACGATATGGACGAAATAACGACACCACAAGACAGGATCAGCGACTATTTTTCGTAACTTTTCTTCTCTTGTCACGTTTCGCCCCCTTTTTAAATAAAAAAGGCTGCATGATTTGACTCATGCAACCTTAACGTCTGAGTACGAAATGAGCTTCGCCCTTCGTACTGTAAATTATTTCAAAGTCCCTGGCATCAGGGTATAATTCTTTCAAAATTTCTAAGTCCTGCTTTTCTGTAAATCCGAAACCTTCATTTTGGGTATATAAAAATTCGCACAACTGTTTGTCATTGTTATTCTTTGTACTCATAAGAGTAATCTTCTGGATCTTCCAGATCGGTTTCGGATACTTTGTTCAGAATACTCACAAGACCGTTTTCCTTATTTTCTGCAAAGAATTTTTCGGAAAAATCCTCGAATGCTTTGAACGCCTGGACATCGCCTGACAATGCCTTTTGATAATATGCGTTGTACAGTTCAATCTGCTTTTTCTGATGCAGTCGCTTGAGTAACCACAGTACGGCGTTCTGCACACCTTCTTCTAACATGTACTTTTCGCATGTTTTTTCTGTGATCTTTCCTCCAAAAACTGCATATCTTCTCTTCAGATCATCGAACGTCCTGATCGGATTTTTTTCATGGTCTTTCAGATATTCAGGACAATACTTCCACATAATGTAATACACCTTCGTATCTGTGTTAATCATATTTTTTAAGGTCTGATAGACGGACGTTTCTGTAGAAACACAACTACCAGCCGCGTTTTTATTTGCCATATTTTTTACTTCCTTATTTACTTTTCCTTATGAAATTGAAAATCCACGTAAGGAATACTCCAACACTCATTCCAACCAAACCAAACGGCATACTGCACACGCCACCATAAAACATTCTTCTCTATTCTTCATTGAAATTACTTCCTACATGTTCTTTCCTATAGTCATTCAGTTTTTCAAGTTCATTCGCTCGTGCCAGAAGTTTTGTTTTTCGAACATAAACACTAAAAGACTACTCGATGGAGTTGCCATTCTATTATTTAGTTCTTGTAGCTCTTTACACTCTTCTACCGTTAAATACGGGTACTGTTGGTGAAGATCTTTCACTTCATCGTAACTGTGTTTAACTACCAATCTGCATAATGCGTATCCATTTTCTGATTGCATTCTTCTTCTGTAATTTGATTATTTGCAATCTTTTTCTCCATCTCCAACCACATATCTGAACTTGTCTTAATTTCTTCCATGGATAGATATGGAAGTTTTTCGTGGATTGCGCGCCGATAATTTTTAATCACATTATAAAGATATACTTTTTCTTTGCTTTCCTGGTATTTTTCTTCTAATGATTTATCATTCAGTTTTAGGTGTTCAATTAATTTCTTTTTGTTATCATTTTCATAATTAAAAATTATCACATTCCAGTATTCATTACGTTTTACTTCTTCCGGCAATATCGGATATTTGAAATTCCATTTTAAAACCATTGAAGTTATTTCTTCCTTCAAAATATTTCCTAAATTATCATGATCTTCCATGTCAAATTCCGAAGTCAATCCTAAAAATACATTTCCGTTAGCCGCGATGCATATATTCTTTTTCACATTCGATCCTGTAATCCCTGTGGCCATGCAATGATAATCTTTTATTGTGTATATATATTTCTTTTTATCGTTTGACCTAAATATTTCTTTGGTTCGCCCACTATATAATAACCCGTCACGATGTTCTGATTCATCACGTAATTGGACGTTTACCTTATCGTTACAATACCTTCGATAGAATTGATATGCTTGTTCACTTTGACTTTTTATATGGAAATCCATAGATATAGTTATAAAAACTGGCTTAATTTTCAAAAGTTCTTCTTTTTTAAACTTTGTATATTTTAAAAATACTTCCCAACACTTATCCACATGCGATGCAATTCTGTTAAAATCCATTGCAATATTTTTATCTAACTTCGTACCATTTGTGGTTGTTTGAAATCCTAGAATAAAAATATTATTCTTTATTATGTATTCAACGCATTCATGCACAAGTTTAGGGTTAAGAAACGGTTCTCCACCGAATAAATTAATGCTTTCCGTAAACCTTCCACTCTTCTCAAATTCTTCCTGGGTAGTTAGATTGTCCAAAGCTTTATGCAACACTTCTGTTGTCATATCTAAGTTTTGAGCATCACCTTTGCAACAATGCGCGCATTTCAAATTGCAACGTCTGGTTAATTCAAGCGTAAATATACGATATCTTAGTTTTTCCATCACACCTTCTACCCTTCATCATCAATAATTTTTTTCTCTTTCCTCTGGTACTTCCACCACGAGCAGATTTAACGCATAACTTGTCGGATTCCCGTCACGATCTTCCCCGTGTCCTATTTCAAATTCAACGATCGTTCTCTTGATCAAATATGATTCTCCATTAATAACTTTTCCACTCACGTAATATGATTCTCCATCATCATAGCAACGGACGAAACCATAATTTCTTTCCTTGTTCCACATCGTGATATATCCCATATATCGTGGTCTTTGTTCACGTTTCTTCTTATTATATTTCTCCAAAGTTGAAACTTTCCTTTCATTAAAAAGTAGCGTTCAGTAATTCAGAAATCCAACATAATTGGTTTTCTTTTTCTGAATACGAACGCCCTATGATTTTTCTTTATTTTTCCCCATGCTATGACAGTACTTTTGCCGAAGGGCATAGGCGGTCAACGGATCATACGTTGTCATATAATCCTGACCGCTATACTCTTCTATATTTAATTCTCCCTTTTCATAGGGATATAATGACACTATCTTATCTTCAGATAATCCATGACCGTACCGATCCTGAATCTCTTCCTGTGTGAGATTATCACTCAACCGCTTCACTCACTTTCTTTTTGTGTTCGTCTTTCCAGATTTTTACATCCTTCATAAGATCGTCTGTCTTATCGAACACCCAGAAATCTTTTCCCGTTTTATAATGGGTACAACGGAAAAGATACTTGTATCCTTTTTTTGTGAGAAAAATTCTTTCTGCGATCGAATAACTCCAGTAGAATCTCTTCAGTAGATTTTCGTTTTTAAAAACTTCAAACTCAGTTCTTGTCATTATTTTTACTCCTTTTATTCCTCAATTTTTATCAGACTGCGACGTTGATGACGTATTTTCCTTCATACGTCTCAGCCGATACTATTATTTTTTCTTGATTTTTAACACGCTGCATCACACCCGATGTGGTGGTAAAGATCTTCTGCACGGGTTGTACTAATTCAAATTGATAATCTGGCACAGAATCAGAGTATGTGGGTGATTCCAGATAGCCGTCTTTGTTGATTTCAATTTTATCGTATAGCCCACGATCGACCGAAAAATCCTGGAAATATTTCACATCTCTTTTTTCCAGGATTGGAACGAGATATTCTGTCAAACCCAACTTATCGAGCCAATATAGATTAATATTTGAATAACGTCCGCCATGCTTATAATACCCAATGAATCCACCGTCAACAGCAAGTAGCATGGTCTTTAATTCCTCATTCATCCGATCAACACCGCCATATAATGCAGCTATTAATGTGATTGTTCCAAAATTATATTTTTCATTGAATCTATTCCTATGTATAACATTAGGATTAACCTATTAGGGTTCTTCAGGAACGTTCGATGATTGTCGAAACATAATTGATCCTGACCTACCGACAGGTCAACAAAGACAGGTGTTTTCCACCCGTAACAAGTCTTTTCCTGATTGAGCCATAGCCCACTTTCGAAATCATAATATCCGCCGATCTCCAATCCGAAAAGAGTTTTTAAACGCACACAACTGAACAGCGAGTCACAATCATTCGTCAGTACCAGATAGTGTTTATCTGGATTTAACTGTGTCCACCATTCCGGTAATACATTTAATAATTCCTGTTTAATAAGGCTTTTAGTTTTATCAAAATTCTGCATTCTTGTAATCGTGTTTCGGTACTTTGCATGTACCCACGACTACAAATTTTTTCTACTTTGAAACACTGTAACCTCCTCTACTTTGGTTCACTCTCAACCGTTCTACTGGAAGATGATCGAGTGCTTTTCTTTTTTGTCGCAATCTTCTTTTCTTCAGCTTTTTTCTGAGCTACTCGATTGCGTTCATATTCATTTTCTTTTTCATTATATTTCTTTTTGTCGTCCTCAAAAGTCCCTCTTGCTTTCGCCTGGACTGCACTGTTAATCCCTTTGATGATTTCGTTATAATTAAAATCCGTCAGATTTTTCTGCCCGTTTTCCACCTCTCCAATCAGGCGATATGACACATTGCAGTACATGGCAACATCTCGCTGGCTAAGACCATGAAGCAATCTATATTCTTTTAAATCACGTGCGTTAAGCATGGTGTTTTTCCTTCCTGACAATAAAAATTGCCTTAAAAGAATAGGGTGCAACATCATGTGATAATGAAATCACACCCCATTAATAAAAAATCATGGATCGAGAACTTCCATGAAGTTATCTATTGCCAATCTATGCGATTGTTTTTCGAAGAATTGCACAGCCCTTCGTGTTAAGAAGTTTTACTGCGTAGAGTTTATCCGCTGAAAGAAGCGTCGCTTTTTTGAGAGATTCTCTCTGTTCCTCAACGCTTGTCTCCTTCTGAACAATAATACCCAGCGCATTTTTCTTAACGATGTAGGTTTTACATTCACTCTTGGCGGTATCGTAAGTGTTGTTATTACATACGATCACTGGAATAATGCCGTTCCAATAACCGATTACTCCATTATCGTCAACGGTACCATTACCCTCTTTTGCGAAGGTATAATCCACTTTAGTGAATTGTGGCATCGCCATAAAGGAGCTTCTTAGTCTGCTATTGATAATGATTCCAGCGAAAGAGTTTGTAGCAACATCATCACCAAAAACATCAAATCCCTTTTCTACCTCATCGTATGTAATTGCATCTGCCTTTGCAGTTGCAGTTTTGTATGCGGTCGCTGCGTCCATTTCCGCGACAAGATCAGCGTCAACACGATCCGCCATTGTCTCACCAATCTGTTCTGCCATAAGATCTACGACTCTTCCTTTGGTTTGAGCTGCATCCTTGTCATAGATTCGAACAGCCTTTCCGACCTGCCGAACGACCGCTTTGTTATCTGTCATAGACAGTTCAGATGGTGTTAAGTCTTTTCCTTTAACCATTGTTTCTGCATCTGTGATCCGATCAATAGTCGGAAAATGGACTTCATCTCCACACTCTGTAATATCTGGTACTAGATCTGTGGCATCAAAAGCCACTTTACCAATTCGGACTGCATGATCCATTGCAGCGTTTGTAGCATCTGCGAAAATTCCTGGTACTACTATAGCCATTTTTTATCATTCCTTTCGTTATAATTTTTCAAATAAAAAAGACCCATCCACACAGGATAGGTCTATGCAATAATTCAATAATTACTGTTTAATTTATCTTCTCGAAGATAGTCTCTTAAAAAGTTCTGGTGAACGTTCTGAAAGCTCTAGCTTCTGAGAATATGTCATTTTATTAAATTCCTCTGGTGTAACTTTTTCGTCAGAAGAATGTTCTGTCGGTACATAACCATTCGATTTCATTCGTGATTTCACGATTCCATCAATAATATTTACCAGTGCATCGACATCTGCATCATCTTTAAGATAGTCAACCAACGCTTTATCCACGCCTTTATTGGACAGGTTTTCCTGAACATCTAGTCGTCTCTTTTGAGCTGCGATATTCCGTTCGGATTCCTCTAATGCAGCGATACGATTTTCAAGATCAATTTCAGCCTGAGATTTCTGTACAGGTGTAAGTTCCTGGATTTTGTCTTTCAACTCTTTGATCTCCTTCGAGTATTTTCCTCTCAATTTATCTTCCGCACTCTGGATGGCCTTATCAAAATCAGCTTTCGACATCGTGACAGAATCTTCAGTATTAACCTCAGTTCCTTCTGTTGTGTCAATTTTCATAGACATCCCATTTGCGACTTGATTAATGCTTGTAATTTCATTTGTGTTTTCCATCGTATTTCCTTTCCTGTTTCCGATCCATGCCCCATAAACGTTGCACCGATCAGACCCATTATTTTTTTCGCACAAATAAACCATATATTTTGAACGTCCCCAACGGACGTACATCATTTTCAAATTTGATGGGGTTCTTTCAAAAGTTAATTAGAAAGGAGGTCAGGGAACCCCACAAAAGACCTGTTTGCAATTAAAATACAGTATTGTAGATTAATTATAAAAGTGTATATTCTATACACTTTTAATGAACATCCAATTTTGAATATCAGATGCGACGGTATCGAACCGTCCTAGTATGTCACTATTCGGAAAAAAGTCAACGCTTATGCGTTGGAAAGAAAGGAGAATATCCGAAATAATGAAAAAGATGAATCCAGTTAGCCCAAAGAAATTCGGTCTCGTTGGACAATCTATATCAACGTCAGCTAGATTAATCCATCTGACGGCTAATACCTAATTAATATCCCTTCGATTGAAGGTAATTATTTAAGGATCTGCTATCCAGATAATCAAGTTCTGCTTTATCATTCTTGAATCTCGAAAGTAGTCCTTCGTTAATATGTGTTTGCTTTGATATAAATTTCTGATTGACTCCCTCGTTTTTTGATGATATTAAGGAGTCTTTCTCGTAATTCTTGTTGAGACATAATCAATCACCTTTCGATTATATATGTGAATTTAAGCAAACAGTTGTTTTTTGCGATAATTTTACCACTTGATTTATTTTTTATTTCGTGATATAATTATTATTTTAATATACCATATACTTCATTATCTATGTTCGAAGTCACATCAAAATTTCCCATAAATTTTTTTATATTTTTTGAACACTATTTACTATCACTTGGGGGATTTTCTTTAATGGGTGGATGGGACGTAATATCCCATCACATACCATCCACCCACATTAAATAATCAGTGTTCATTATATGGAGCGATTTTCTTTCCGATTCTATATTTTTTACCGTACAGATCGAATACTTCCCTTGTATCAAGCCACTTTTTCAAATCTTTCATATTCTGAATGGAAGAAGAATCAACTCTCTTTTACTTCCTCTAAATATGAAACATAACCGACGTTGTGTTTAAATACCTCCATGAACTCTTCAGGAAACGCTTCATAAACCCATTGCAGTAATTTCTGTCCTACACACTGTTTCTTCTTATCTCCAATGAGCTTCTTATTCCGTTTATCGACCATAACGACTTTTCCATCCACTCTCTTAATCTTTCCATGGTTGTCCTTTTCAGGATGAATGTCATACACATCACGAATCATCTTATGAACATCCCACGCCGTGACCTCTCTCTTAATCTTGCAATCATCGTCCACATATTTAATAGCGTTAATGGCATTCTGGATCGTATTCTGCTTTTGTTGAAACATCTCTTCGCCTGAAATATCTCCATCCTACGCTTGGCGTAAAGCTGATTGAGACGATTATTCCACTCAATAGCAGTATTCTCCACTGCGTGATTCGATTGTAGTCTGCTTTAAAGCCTTTCGGAATTGGATTTAAGATCTCCGTAAACGTAATCAGCTTTGTTCTTTCAGCTCGTTCCAGGTGTTGTTTAATGACTTTCGCCAGCCTATCCATAGTGCATTCCAGAGGGATGTAGATTTTTTCTTCCAGCTCTTTACGTTCTTGCGCTGCAAGGATCTGTTTTTCCTGGTGCAGTTTTTGACTTTCTTCATCTGCAAAGTGCTTCTTTTTCTTCTTAGTTTTGGATTTCAACCCTTTGGTAAAGAGAGGACGCACCATATAAGGATCTTCTTTCATTAAAATTTCGTCGATATTATCCGTAAACTTCTGGATCTCTTCTTCTGTCGTCGCAGCGTTTCTTGCTTTTAAACAGTCTTGGTACTTCCGAATGGTTTCTTCAGAGAAACATTTTTTGTATCTTTTCTCCACGAGCGTGATGGTACCATCATTCTGTAAAATAGCTCCTTTTGCTTTGAGATAGGGTCTTTCTTTCAGCTTTTTCAGCTCTGTGACCAACTCCACGCCTTTGTATCGTCGTTTTGCAGAATCAATAGCAATGCAGGATGCAACGGCAAGGATGCAAATGTCGTCATAGATTTGAGGAAGATACTTTTCTTTATTCTCCTCTGATCCAGTGTTGTATAAATGCCAATAAAGGCACTGAAGATCTCTTGCCAGATTACAGATTCTTCCAATCATATCATTCGCCAGCTTGCCGTCGATCGTCGCCATTCTTTCATTTGTGTAGTTTTGTGGATCATTTTCAGGCGAAAGTCCATTGATTGGTACGAGATATTTTCCAGACTCGACAGTTTCTTTGGTCGCTTTAAGAATAGTAGGATCGTTACCAATATAAGCTACATCGCTATCTGTATCGCATCCTTGCCATGTGTCCGACAGGAAAGCACCTTTTCCAAAGAGATTAATAATCAAAATTCGATCCGTGAAATTAAACCACTTCCATTCATCTCGATAGGTATTTTTCAAAACTGCATTTTCTCCAATAGCAATATGCGGACTACGGAACCCATATAATTCTTCTCCATCAGCGTAACGACTGCAATAACACTGGAAATCAGATAAGATACTTGTCTCAATTTTCTCTCCGACGGATGCCCTTAGCATTTCGTGTGGATTTGCAACCAGCGTACAGAAGTCAGAGTTATTGAGTTGGATTTTTCCTGCATATAACTGATCCAGAATGCTACTAACGTATGAATGTCGGAAATCTGTGTACCATTTCGTTCTGGTAATATCCTCATTAACCTGAAGCATTTCTTTCATCATCCGACTTCCAATTTTCTCCGAATCCGATGCCTTAGTATTTAGGCTATGCTTCAGAAACGCTGGATACTTTCGTCATCAGGTTAATCTCGTTTACTTGAGGTTCCACGATCTTCCAGAGCTGATCTTCATTCAGATTCAAGCTATCCAATACCTGGTACCAGAGCTGTTGACGATCGCCGAATTTTGATGTTTTTTCGTACTTGCAAACGCCAAACTGATCCTGATTTTTCTTGAGCTGTTCTCGGTACCAATCCCACGTTAAGCGTTCTTCCTCGAATTTTACTGCTTTGTTCAGTCTTTTGATTTTTACATCAATCTCATGGACTCTTCCCTGATCCTGAATGGCCAGTTCCATTTTCTGTTGTGTATCCCTTAATTGATCCAACGTTACTTCATCCTTCTTCTGCAAGATGGTCAGATTTCTTTTGGCAACAGAAACTCTATTTTTAATTTCTGAACACTCATTTTCGAATTTTTCAAGTTCTGATTCAAGTTCTTTCAGCTTATCTTTCTTGGAATCATCCACCATATATTTAGCTACAACATGCGCAAATTTCAGAATTTTTACACTGTTTTTCGTCGTCACCAGTTTGACAGCGAAGGGATTAAACTCGTTTTCAAAGCGATCCTTAACGATCGGATTCTCGATGCCAGTGAACACTTCTTTGTAGTACGCTTGCAGCCTTGCGTTAAAAATTGCACTTTTGAAGAAGTGATTTCGCAGAAGCAAGAATCCCTTATCTTTATAGGAATGTTCCTGACCATCCTTCCGATCGACGTATGTACCATTTTCAAAGATAGATTCATCCGCAAGGCTCTGACCATCCCATAGATCAATATGCTTCTCATAATCCTGTTTTGCGACTTGTAACCTTTTTGTATCAGGATTCAGCGTAACCACGTTACACGGCATAGTAGCTGTTCCATCTGCTTCGTCAATTAGAAGGATTGAATACGGATCAATGTCAATCGTTCCGATGATAGATGATGATGTAAGGCTTTCATAACTTCTCGTGGAAACGATGTCAATTTTATCATCTTTCTCAAAAATCTCTCGAAACGGAATATCCATGGTCTGCCATTTTTCCATCGCATCGAAATATTTATCATCAATGAAAAGACAATTTCCTGTCCTTGCTTTGGAGGACGTTCGTTGAAAATTAACATAATGAACGCCATTTATTGTGATTCCATCTCGATACGCCAGCTTTCGAAGTTTCTCTGCACTAAGTAAGCATTTATTCTTTTTTTCTTCCGTCTCTTCAATAATACCCGTTTCATTATTATATTTTTTCTTATTTTCATCCGTTTGAATGATAACGTCTGATTTGAACTTTAAGTTAATAATAACGTCGGTATAAGCGGTTCCTGGTGCCGTAGAATCCATTCTAATCGTATCGTCCGTATCTTTGACCACCTCTCTCAAATGGCGCGTCATTAGGCTATCTGTGAGCGTTCCAGAGTACATGTACCTCGTATCTTTTCTTGGTAATGTGATTTCTGGTTTGAAGCTAAAGATCTGATTTGCCAGCTTTTCCACCTCTGCTTCAATGATTTTGTTCTCTTCCTTACTACCATCGCGGACTTCTTTCTTTTTCTGCTCATATTCCCTTATCGCTGCATCATCTTTTATCTTCCAATATAGGTAAGATGCATCAATGTTCCTGATTAATATGTCTCCATAAATTTGATTTTCCATTATATAATTCTCCTTTGCTATTCAAAATATTTTTTAACATGGCTTTGCACATCGGTATTTATTGAACATATTTTGTCAAATGGAATAGCAGTTTCACCCTGACGAACGTACTCCATCATGTTAAGCTGTTGCACTTCCACCTTATCTTCCAGTTCTGCAAAAACGTCATTGACAATGCCATCCATGTACTTATCCACTTCTTTTCTGATTATTCTCCACAAGAATGTGTTTTTTGCATATTCTGTGTAAGCGTCATCCGAAACATAATTTTTCAATTCATCTGCAAATATCTCTCTGATCCGTTCAGGTGTGAGAGCATCCAACTCCAATCCTTTTTCAAGTCCATTTATTCCGCCTGTTTCCTCCATCCAGGATTCCATACCCTTTTTCTTTGGTGTATACATATTGCTTTGCACTTCATCTTCCGTCAACTGATCTGGCGTTATACCGATTCTCTTGGCAATAATCCTGGCGTTCATTCCTAGCTGTTGAGCCATTATTTCAGCTTGCGTCTTAAACGTATTTGCGATGGTGTAACCCGTCGGATCGTAGTCGCTCATTATCAGGAACACCAGCTCATTTATTTTATTCTCCGAATTATCTCTGATTTTTCGCAGTAACGTTTCCATCGCTCCAAAACCACAGATGCCCTTCGACGAAATGCAACTGCATCCCAACAGCGTACTAATATCTTTTACAAATTGAAATATCGTATCCTTCTCACAAGCCACGATAATATTTCGATATGGGCTAAAAACATATTGCTCTGGCACACTATAATTTCTGCTTTCGTCGCAGATCATAATATCCTTATAAGTAAGCTGTCCTTCCTTTACCAACTCCGTCAGATACTTTGATAACGTCTTATCCCAGCCGGTTAGCCCTTCTTCTGTATCATCATTCGCTGTCAGCTTTCCCAATTTATCCAAAGTTGGCTTGACGACTGAATACCAGAAGTTTCTCTGCGAACGTTCGTAGGTACAGCTGCAATACTGCTTTTCGTTCAGGATAATGCTTCGCATCAATTCCGATTTCTTTAAATTTCCTAATTTTTGTTTTATCTCCTCCATTGGAAGATCCTTTATCGAAGCACGTAGCTCGACAATCTTATCCCTCAATTTTATTTTTTCTCCTTCCTTCGTAATTTCAAAATCAAAAATGCACGTTACAAAAATCGAAAAAACCTTGTAAATAAAGGCTTTTTTGCCATTTTTTCAATAAAAAATCTGCTTAAAATTACCCCTGGATTTCGTACTTTATTTTTTCTTTTCAATGTCCAAAAAATCCAGTATTTATAAGGGTTTTCACGCTCTTCCACAAAACAAAACTTGCTTAAAATTACCCCTATTGTATACAAATGTATAATATAGAGTGACCGTAGGGAACGATATGAGGAGGGGAGCTCTGCCTACTAACAGACCATCACCTCTCCTATTCCTTCTTTCTCTAAGCAAGTAGCTTAAGACCCAATTCCTTTTCCAGATCAGGAACCATGTTTGTTTCCTCTGTATCTGTAGCAAATGGAATACCGTTATCTTGGGACTGTGCTATTGACCAATCAGAGTTAGGAACCCAGTATTTGTTCCATTCAAATCCTTTATTACTCTTACATTTCTGGATAATTAAACAGCGTTCCTTTTCCAGTTTCTTGATGTACTTCCGGATGTTATGTGCATCCATGTTCAGATCATCCGACAGTTCATCGTAGGTTACTTTTTTGCCATCAGAAAGATTTCGTACCAACGTGATGAAAACGATATAATCCGTTTGTGAAATTCTTCCGTCAATCAAAGCACCAGCGATGGAAAAGAAAAATTCGATGTACCTTTCTGGAAATCCTTTAAACGCCTGGTAAGCACCAGTCTGCATTCGTCAAACTTCTTTGGTTGTTTTGGATCAGGAATATCTCGATCCATTTCTTATTCTCTAATTCCAAAAGCAAAGTTTTCAAAAGACGATCAGCGATGCACTGTTTCTTCGTAACAGATGAATACAAAAATCTTTTTAAATTTTTCATTCGAAATCCTTGCCGACCAAACGAGTTCTTATAAACATCCAACAGTGTCAGAATTAAGTAAGTATTTCCTGTCATAGTTCTCAAATCCTTGTTCATTAATACTTTTTTATTAATTCGCGCTGCACCACCCTTATCAATGGAGATTTTCGCGCCATTATGATACGTGCCACAGTTCACCTTGTCGCACTGCTCTTCGATCCATTCCCTATGCTTATCTCCGATCAGAAAAGTTTCGTAGCAACCTAACAGCTTATAGTCTCCATCCAAAAAACGATTAGTGTCCTCTTCGATGATCTTTTCTGATTTCGCTGGCCTGCATTTTTTGTTGTATTCTTTACAGATGGAATGGATTTTTGAACGGGTATAACCATTCATTTGCAGATATTTTACAATTCTTCCATGCCAAAAATTTCGCTGACCTTGATCTGCACCTTCGTGCATAACTTTCTGAACGCACAGATAGCATGGGTAGTCATCTAAATCCTGGTAATTCCATTCGACTTTTTCTAAGATTTTGTTATTCTCTTGTTCTTTGTAGAAATAATCAATTTGCTTCTGAATGTATGGAAGATCGAACTGTTTGAACTGACTTCCTATATTGTAAGTATTATTGACAACTTTGACGTAAGACCATTTTTCTCGATCCTCATAATTGTAGCTTCCATCCGGTTGTTTGTGATTGTACGAGCATGGCACTCTGGCGATCTGTGTGGTTAATGCAGCCTTTGCATCCGCACCTAAAATTGATACAAGTTCCTTATTTAAGGCGACCACTTCATCAATTTTGCATGTTGGCTTGATAGAAACGTAGAAATGAAATCCGTGACCACTCGCAACGCACGCATGGAGGAATAGTTGTGGCAATTTCTCGTGGATCAGCGACGAAAAATCGGATGCATCATGTAAATCAGGATAATCTTTTCCATCAAAGTCCAGGAATAAAACCCTTCTCTGTCTCTGTGTTGTCTTTTTCCATCCTTGTCCCCTCGATTCGTCGCGATCTGATTATAAACATCATGCGTGAATTTGTATTTCTCCACGAACGCTGCATACTCTTCAAAATTCTTGACGAAACCAACCTTCGTGGCTACTGGATTCCCATGTTTATCTTTCCGAATGGCTACCATGCGAATGTATTCTTTTTCGCGTAGTTTGGATGGAAACATCATTCATAATAGTGATGTAGAATATTTAGTTGTTGTTCTTTTTTACTGATGATAATTCACTTCCTTCTTATATAAATAGGAAGAGTACATCTGAAATGCATATTAATTTTTAAGATAATGGGATTTTTTCGCCAGAACTGGCAAGTGATCTCTTTGAAATGTTTTAGAAATTACTGTTCAATAATTATATTTCTTTGCTTATGAAATTTGTTGCAAATCTTCCGTACTCTCGTGTTATCAAGTTTTAGATAGGCTCCATGATATACAGAGCCTATCCGTTTGTTATATTCTCTGTTTTAATTTTTCTCCAAAATCGGATTAATTCTGCATTCATTCGCAACCTTCTCGATGATCGCATCGAAGCACTTCCAACACATATCGAAATCAATGGTTTCGCCATCGTGGATACTGCCATACCCAATCTTCTGATGTATTCCGATATGCTCCTTTTCTGCGTGTTCATCCAATTCTTTTCCACAAATGTTGCAGCGTGTTCTTCCTGTTGCCATCTTTTGTACGTCCTTTCTTCTTTTAATTACTCTCGTGGTAGATTATTCTCCAAAAACAGGCCAACGTTTCCGAAAAAATACTGTTGTACTACATTGCTCATGACCATGTTGACTTCTGGTAATTCTCCATCGGCAAGAGTGACTTTTAATGAAACGTCAACTTCCTTATTCTTCTCGTCATCGATAGGGTTTTAAAAATTTCAACTCTCTGTACTCCATATCCTTTATAGGATAAATCAAATTCGATCCATGTGTTTTCCTGGAAATTTTCGAAGTTATGCCCTGTTTTTCCATATTCTCTTTTACTTTTTCGTCTAATCGCTTTCGCAGTCTTTCATCTAATGAAATCACGTTGTAGGTTGGGACGAAATCAACCAGATCCAGTAGCTCTCCAATGACTATCTCTCCTTCTGTAGTTTCAATAATTCTCTTCATGATGATACTCCTTTTATTTGTTATACATAATGTATCACGTTTTTCGTGATATGTCAATCATGTTTTTAGTTATTATTAATAATTATTTTGATGATATTTTTTATAATTATTGTAAGTTTTTCTGATTCATGATATAATGATAATAAAATAATCTTTTTCGTGAAAGGAAGTGTAAAATTATGGATACAGATAACTTGAAACAGATTTCAAAATTCGTGAGATACATGATGGAGAATGCAGACGTAAAACCAAAGGTCGCAGCGGAATGCATTGGGTGTTCTGTTGGGACATTCAGAAATAAATTAACTCAGGATCGCTTTTCACTTCAGGATTTGATTATACTCTCTGAATTATGTGATTATCACTTAGCACTTATTCCAGATAATAAAAACAATCCAACGGAACTGCTTACAGTTGATGATTACGTGTCAGATCAGGACAAAGCTACGATGAAATCATATCGGAAAGAACGTCTCCAAAAGCACCTGGATGTTCTGGAAACTTTCATGCAAGGCATGAGCTTGGAAGAAAAGCAACAGTTTATCTCAGAGCATTTACCGAACATGATTAATGGAACAGATGATCCAGATTTGAAGAAATAAAAATTGCCATAAAAAATAGGTGAGAGAATATTTTTCCCACCTATTTTTCTTTTGTATTAAGTTGTGATCTTAAATGAAGAACTTCCTATTAATGTTTCCTTATCTTTTGAAATAACAACAGAAACAACCAGCTGCTTCGATAACATAGTTCTATCGCTACTCATTTTTAAACGCTTACTGTTGAATGTCGTACCATTAACCCAGGTGCAATTATCAGTATAATCCTCTCCACCAATAGCGCACGTCCATTCAAATGTTGCATCTGAATAGTTCGCCGTGATGTCATTATCGGAATCATCCGTAATTTTGGCATTTAAAACCTTGTACGATCCACCAATCTTGATCGTATCAGTTGACGACGTGATCGCAACCTTATTTTTGGTTGTTGGTGTCGGATCTGGTTCTGGATCAGGTGTTGGAGTGGGATTTACTTCGTTTACTGTCACCTGTGCGATGATGTGAAACAGGCCATCTTTGATATAAGTATTATCCGTTCTGAATGTTCTCCCATAGAGGTTGAATGTATCGTTGATCTTCAGTCCTTTTATTGTATCAGTATTTTCTGTGATAATTTCCATATTACCAGAAATCATCGTAAACACCTTATCCGCATAAGCAAGACCATCTTTCATATCGTAACCATAAATCGGCACATCCTTGATTGTTCCGTTATTACTGTTCAATATTCCATTCGTAGCAATGCCATATGATTTAAAATAACAGGTATTTTCCTCTGTTTCTTTGTTCATTAGGACATATGTTTTTCTTCCGTACTGGATTAATGATCCTTGCTCTACTGGCGCATCCACACCATAATAGATATTAATCCGATCTTCTGTGCTTTGGGCATTATCACATCGCCTAAAGAAAGCCGTAAACTCTTTGCCGTTGCTCCATGCTTTTACAGTTTTACCTTCACGCGCCATTGTCGCAGCGAAAATATTCTCTAATGGTGTGTACATTAAATCCGCCATCCGACACCCCCTATCTCGTGAAATACATAAAGGTGAAATCTGAATCATTATAATGCATTTCAGCCTTAACACGATTAATCTCAGCTCTGAGATCCTTAAGCCTATTCTGAAGGTTTGTGAACGCTTCACCTTGCGTGACAAATTCCGTTTCAACCTTTCGATACGCGTCAATATTTCCTAATAGGCTATGCAGAATCGTGTAGGTCGCTTCAAGTAGTTTTGCATGATCCATATTCTTATCATAGTCTGCTTCAGGATTCAAACCACATTCATTCAGAATTTTCTCGTAGACAGAAATCCGATCCGTCTCCATGCCTTCATAATTCTTATCTCCACTCATTTCTTTTATTGTCTTATTCGGATAATAATTTTTGTAGTTAAGCTCTAATAATAAGCGTTCATAATTAGTGAAACCAGTGTCAAAGTCACTGTCCGGTTTTTCGTTATATTGTTCATCATCATATTTTTTCATTCTGTTATTCTCCTTTAAATTAAATAAACATTCACGCTGCGTGTTCCATAAGAATTTATTTCATACTTTATCTCGTCAATCTCGTATTCCATCTCTTCGAATGTGATGAACCTAAATCACTGAGAAACTGTAATTCCTGGAACGTCATATACTCTTCTGTATGAGGTTCATCCAGTGGAAGAAGCTCTTCTCCATTGGAATTAAAAAAGCGTACCTGCAGGACATTTAGATCCTCTTCCAGGTACGCCATCACTCGATGCTCGTCTATTAATTTTATATCTTTGACCCGATAGGCCTTACTCTCCTTTGTTCTCGAACGATCCGTGCTCATGTACCGATCTAACTTCCAAAACAGATCGTTTTCATCTTTAAACTCAAACATCTTTACTATATTATTTATTTTTGCCATTCTGCATCCTTTCTGGTATTACTTCACGCACATACCCTGTATTGCTTAACTATTTGTCATGAAATCGACCCTATTTGCTTTCGTTACCGCATCCAGGAAGATTTACTCACCTTGATTTTTTTATTCAATTCTAGCTCTCTCAGAGTGATTTTTCCCCTAACGATATTTCACTTTTTGAACGTCATTAATTACAACAGATTTTTTATAATATTTTTAAAAAACACTTGACGTTGACATCGCCGAAGGCGAATAATCCATAGGGGAAAGGAAACGGCTTTCTGTATCTGGACAAAGTTTCCCTATTGAAAATTAAATAAAGAAACTCTTTGCCCTAAGATATGAATAATCCACTTTTTCAGAGGTATCCGTATTCCTTGCAGAGCTGTCAATCTATGAGTGCGGTTTTCTTCGTGTCCGCATAGGCTTTAATATTAGTCAGTCTACGCCCATAATACATACCGTTTCCAGTATTTGCCTATTTCCGCCGCCTGTTATCCAGGCCGCCGTAGTCATGTGTCCCCTGAGTACGTCCAGGCTCACATTTCGCCCCCGTGTGCTACTCTTAACCAATGTGCAGCGGATTCCATACCAATAGGAACGCTGGTTAGGCTTGTTGAGGTCTTGCACTCGCTTCGACCCCTGAGGTATTGATCCGGTGATAGATGCACCAGATCCACCCCGACGATTTTATAGTTAGGCTCGCCGACACCGATATTTATTTATCCAGGAGAAATCCCTAAACCCTGTCCAACTTTGAAGAAAAAGTATATTAAAATTATTACTTTTGATATAATAATTATTACTTATATTTTTTAAAAAGAGTAACTTTAATACACCGAACACAAGTTCATTCTTGACAGGATCGGTGTTGTGGTTTAGAATATAGCCTATAAAAAGGTAAAACTAAATACACCCTACCATATTTCCTTTTTCAAAAAGAAATGTGCTAAGTTGATTTTTGTGTGATATTTAGTTGTGAGTTCCAACGGCTGCACTGGTAATGCTCCGTGGAATGTAATCGGTTCTGGTAAAACCAATTACGGTGTAAACAATTCATATGTACAGGAACATGTAAACACAAATAATAAAAGCGGTATGAGGTTGATTCTTCATACCGCTTTCGTCTATCTATCCAACTACTGCCGTATGCTCATACCTAGATTCCTATACTTGGTATCTATTGTACAAGCATTTTCTCAAAAAAGCAATAGGTTTTTAAAATTTTTACGTATAAAAAGTATTACTTATTATATAATTATTATATTTCTAGTTTTTAGAACATATCTTCTTCATCCAAAATAACACGATTTTCGCGCACGTACTTAGCGATCAACATGTTCAATGCAGAATTATTTGATATTCCCTGTGCTTTATTTATGGTAGTAAAGGCACTGTACATTTTCATATTTACTTTCGCAGATATTTGTTTGTCCTTTGCTCCATCCTTAGAAATGATCTGTCTACAGGTGCTTTTTTCACGACACTGGAAGTTTCTTTCTCTTGTTCCTCTTTAATTTCCTGTAATTCTTCTTCCTGAAGTGTATCTATTAGTCTTGCTTTCTTTGCCATAATCTCATATCCTTTCTTTAATACTTTTTATATACTAAGTATTACTCATGATGTTTTATAACTTAAATGCAATCTCCATATATTCTTTCGCCGTAGGTGCTTTTTTATTTGATAACACAACCGGCTTTCCATCTACAATCGCTCTGTTGACATCCGCAGAATCTTTTACAACGCCGAGAATCGGTGCCTTCTGTTCCAACATAGCAAGTACATCCTGATTGTCATTAATTTTTTGTTTATACATTGTTGCAATAATTCCGGCAAGTTCAAGATCTGGATTTAAAGATCTATCTCCATCTCCACTCTGCACGTCCCTAATCGTACTCATTAAGGCTTTAAGTCCTCTGTAGGCGAGGTATTCTGTCTTTACCGGAATAATCACTTCATCAGCTGCTACAAGGGCATTAATAAGAAGTGTTCCTAACTGCGGCGGACAATCAATAAAAATGTAATCAAAATATGGCTTCAGTGTCAAGACAGCTTTCCGTAATTGCACATCACTATTTCTTCCGACAACTAATTTTGTCTCCGTAACCGCAAGGTCAATATTCGACGGAATAATGTACAAATTTTCCAACTCTGTACTTTCCACATTGAAAGCACATTCCGCAGCCTTGGTCTTTCCGTCAAATAGTTTGCATACATTGTAATCTTCAAAATCCTTATCATCTGGATTAAGACCACAACAAATGGTTAAGCTGGCTTGAGGATCAAGGTCAATCATAAGTACCTTTTTCCCTATCATGGCTTTTGCAACTGCAAGATTATAAGTAGTAGTGGTCTTTGCTACTCCACCTTTTTGATTCGCTATTGCTATAACTTTCATGTGAAATTTCTCCTTTCAAAACATAATAAGTATTACTTTTAATATAATTATCATATTTATTTTCTGTATATTATTATATCTTGTTCCGTTATCATAGTCAAGTATTTTCGCATTTTGTATCATTTGTTTTTTATATAATAAGTAGTACTTTTTATATGTTTTTGTGCGAAATCACTGTAAAAATGGAGAGACAAATACTAGACTGTCTCTCCATTTTCCTTCTATTTTTTGTTCTTTTTCAGATATTTTCTGTCATCATCCAGCTAACAGTCCAGTTCTTCCATGAGCACCAGGAAACGATCAAGCAAATGGTTAAGCTGCCGCAGGTCGCCTATATCAATATCACCAAAAAAGATTAAGTTCTCCTTCTTCCTGACATTCCACTGCGAAAGCATTGAGAATCTTGTTATAATCGTCTCTCGACTCCATATTGTCACCCCTGTTTCTCATGGATGTAGCGATGAATGGTTCCCTCACTTTTGCCGAGCTGCTTTGCAATCTGCCGGATGGAGCAACCTTGTTCTCTCAACACATGGATCAGTGCGATCTGATCCGCCGTCATCGTCTGCGGCCTACCCTTTTTCCTTCGTGTTGCTTTTTTCGCCGCCGTGTCCTGGACGATGTTTTCTTCTACGATTTGAACTGCTTCTTCCTTCGAGAGAGTAGCCGCTGCCATTTCTGCGATTTTAACTTGAAGTTCATCATTGCGTTTTTGCTCATCGTCATAAAATTTCTGATATAATTTAAGATCGTGTTTGAGCTGATCCAGCTCCCTAATCAATGCACTGTAAGTCACTGCATCGTCCTGAGAATATTGAGCAAATTTCTTATCTTTAAGCTGTTTTTGTAATTTATCTATAGTTTTTTTCCGGCGTTCAGAAACCGTTTCTACATATTTAATGCTTCGTACAAGTTCTGTCCGATTCTTGCCGTTATAATAGTCATACCATTGTGTATGCCGATCTGAGGTACCATTTATGGTCTCTGAGCATTTTGATCTAATTTCTTCGATAGAAAGATTTTCCAACTCTTCATCGGATATATTATCTGTTTTTGGAGCTTCTGACATGCGAAGCTCTAATTCTTCTATCCGCTCTCTTAACTCACTATTCTCCCTAAGACATTCTCTTTTTTCATCTTCGAGTTGTAAATACATCTGATAACACGCACTCTCGTTGGAAATAGCATTGTTGTATCTAATTCTATCGCTTTGTGATGTTATTGATTTGTCATTGGATAATAGCTGAAGTTTCAGATCTTTATTTTCCTTTAGTAGTTCAGCTATCTTTTCCTGCACAGAATCAAAAAGTTTACATTCTTCCTCATATAGTTTTTTATAATGAGCCTTGTCCTGAGTAGCTGTATTGCACTCACACTGCGTCTCTGGCAGAGTAGTTCCGGTTGATTGGTCATGTTTCAATTCTGCGATGGCACCTTGCAGCCGATCAATCTCAGCGTCACGTTCAGCGATGATTGTTTTATATTCCTCGATTCTTCCTTCCGTTTCAGATAATTGACCTTTGATAATATCAATTTCTTTGAGATCTCTGAGACATTCCGTGATTCCAACAAAGTAATCCGTATCGCCATTATGTTCCAGGAATGCTTTGTTGTCAGCCAGGATTTTATTTTCCAGATCCGCATTTCTTCTGGCGGAACATTTCGCGCTGATCCGCCCTAACTCACTGAGATTGGCCCGACTCTCCAACTGTGCTATTTTTTCTTTCATCTGGATATAGGTCGGACTATTTAGAAATGAGTTCTCTCCATTTTCGTTCATCTGATTTAACAGTTCATCTTGTTTTTTACACGCCGCCTGGAACACCTTAACGTCATTCTGAAGGTTCTGGATTTCGTCTTGGAGTCTCTGAGTGTGACTTGGTCTTTTCTTTGCCATGCAAACACCTTCTTTCTTGAGTAGAGTGGAAGAGTATTGCTTAAACTGGTTTACTGCCTACTTTCCGCCATTCCTATTTATTGAACTGCTTTTATTATATATCTGGATAGTGTAGTAGTCAATATTTTTTGAACATGTTTTATTAAATATTTTTGATGGAGTAGGAGAGTGCGGATGGAGTTGATTTTCGATCTGGTTTGTTTGTTCTGGCGTAGTTATTTAGTATTACTTTTTATATAATAACAGTATTCTTGCGGTATGAATAGTATTACTTTTTATATGGTGCAAGAGGGTGGAAGAGTGGTATGGTGGGGGCAAATTTTCTTGGTGTAAAAAAATTGGGATAGCATATTTCGCCCTGGCGGTTTGGGGGTGTCTCACCTTTTCCACGCTACCCCGTCCAGATGCCCGTATAACGTGTTTTATTTGTTTAATATACATTTACTATTCCATTTCAAATAGTCACATATAGCCCATAAATACAGCGTTAGGCGGCGTTTTTATTTTTGGCGTTTTGCCACGTTTTAAAGTATAAATATTCATTTTTTTGCATCATGACACGGGGGGCTATAACTCGTATACGCTGCGTTTTCTTCCTTCCAGATCCGGGCGGAATACATCATAGCGTCCAAAATATGAATCTTGTATCCTTGTATTTTCCACTTAAAAACAATGGACAGATAAACGTTGATTGCATCAAAAAAAGGCTATATAACCACCTATATAGCCTTTTAAATCCTATATTATATTGTGTTCAATAATTAATAAGACGCACTAAAAAAGCCATGGGTTTACGCCCATGACCTTTTTAATATTCCCTATTTTTCTTTTATAAAAACGCTTTTGCCAGTCCTAACAATAACGCGCCGATGATAACAACAATAACCGCGCCGCCGTCAAACTCACTTTCTGCCAAACATGCAATACTAACGAATACCCAAAAAATCATATTCATTCCCCCCTTATCCTAAAAACGATACCACACAACTAACGTTCTTTTCTGTGTATTCCTTCGTGATTGTTCGTTTGAAAGTCTCACTTTCTTCCTTCGTCGCGAAATGTCTTTCATCAATGATCTTCGATTCAAAAACATTAATTTCTATTACTACCGCTGTATAAAAACCGCCCTTTACTTCCACAACACCGATTTTTCTATTATCTCTCATAAGTTCCAACCTTCTTTCCTCAGATCGTCAACCGACGGAATTTTCTTCATAATCTCTTCATAGCTCGCATTGTTTTTATCTTCCACTGATACATTGTATCTTTCAATTCAAAACAAGGATAGTCGTACTTGTCAATGAAATAATAGGCGATGTCGTCCAGCGGAATGCATTCGTCAAGTCTAATATAGCCATCTGGCACGATGGTAGCCGCCTGAGTTGTTCCGACATAATAGGATGCAGCGACTAACAAAGCCGTTCCTAAAATCATAACTAATTTTTTCTTCATGTGCGCGCCCTCCTTTATCGTGTGGTTGTGGTTGACTTCCACCCGAAACAATGATAATAAAGTTCTTCTTTGCGGACGGTCTTGTTATTAATGATTGTTTCGGTGTGTTTCCGCATGATTCCCTCATAGATTTCGATGTGTTGATATGTGTCGCCATTTTCGAAGCGCACTACATGTTGTGTCTTGTTTCCTACGTCGAAATAGTTTTCTTTCCGGCTCTGTCCTTCGTGTCCGCTGATCCAATCCATGATATTCTGTGTTGTCATTAATCGCCGCCCCCTTATCACTGCATCACTTCGACGCACGCGCCGTTGTCAGTAAAGATAAATGTTCCTTCTAATCCTAAATCTCGTCCGAACGCTTTATAGTCGAAGTATCGTGCTACGTTGTCCGGCACGTTTGTCAGATACCCGCATTCTTCTACGATCTGATACGCGACATCTTCCATATCGTCGCAATCGTTATAGATTGTGTAATCTCCGTTGTTTACTTTTTCGATAGCTTCATCGAATGTATAACCGCATTCTGAAATCATAGCTTTTACAACGTCCTGTTGCTCTTCGTCAAGCTCTTCCATTTGTTCCGCGATCTCGTTTAAAGTATCAATGCTTTCATATTCCCCAACGCGGTAAAAATCGCATTCGTAATCTGTAATAAAATACTCTTCGTAGTAGTTGCCGTTTACATCCGGTTTGTTGCTAATTCCGATACGCTGGAAAACTTTTTTCAGATCCTCTTCCGATACTGGTAAAGTTACCCATTCACCGATTAGACAACCTTCGTTGTACTTTCCTAAATTTGTTACAAAAACATTCATCATAATAAAACCACCTTTCTTTTTTCCGGCGGCTCTGTTATAATATACTAGCAACCGCCTTTTTGTTTGGTTGTGCCTATTGGCGAAACTGTCCAGGTTATGCAGCCGATAGGCATTTTTTAGTTTTCTAACAGATTTATTTCTATCTGTTGATATTATATTAGCATATGCTAATATTTTTGTCAATGGTTTTATTAGTATTTGCTAATATTTTTTGTGTTGTTTTTTATTTCTTATTATGATATACTAATATAAAAGTTAGACGATATTATATAAAAGGAAGTGAATTAGATGCAGTACAATAAATTATTTGCTTTACTTGCGATGCAGGGCAAAAAGAAAACGGATTTGTTATCGGTGATTAGTTCGCCCACACTGGCGAAATTATCGAAAGGGCAATCTGTTACAACCGATATTATAGAAAAAATATGTAAATATCTAAATTGTCAACCTGGCGATATAATGGAAGTAACGCCAGATAGTAAGGACAGCTAATACAGATCATGCAGCCGATTCTATATAAAAGGATCGGCTTTTCTTTTGCCCTTTTTCGGCTCTGTATATCTGGCATAAACTGTTTTATAAAATCCTCAAAAATAATTATATGGACAAAAAATGCGTTCTATCTTTCTTAAATTCCGGCGGTTTTGGTTCTTTTTTGATGTGGTATAAAATGCATTTGTCCATATAATTTATATTATGCGTACAAATTATATTGACATCCGAATATCTGTTTGCTATACTTTTATTAGCACCTGGACAGTGTAACAAAAAAAGAAAGGCGGTTATTTTATGAAAACTACAGAACAGATTTTACGGGATTATCAAAAAGAACTGCATAGAATCGGAAAAAGTCAGAATACCATAAAAGGATACCTGAGTAATATTTCGATCTT